TGAACAGTCATCTGCGCAACCTGAGTGGTTGCAGTTGTTAAAACAAGCAGGTGATAATTGGCAGTTGGCAATATCCAATCCTTGTGCAGATCGAATTCTTAAGTTGTTGACTATGATTGTCACACTTGGAGTTTGCGATCCAATCAATGTGAGTTTTGGAAATTTGAAGATTTTGTCTGTCGAGGCGCAGAAGGAACAAGTATCAGCGATTTCTATGGTAGATGCAGCGTTTAAAACTCTCATATTTATTTGTGAGAGCGGATACCTTGCATATGCCACGAAGTCCATGATGCCTTTTCTTTTTACCCACGACAAAGCGGTAGAATTGGACAAGGAGTATTTGGCTCTTATGGATTTGTTCGAGTATGCTATTCCCGGAAATTTGGAAAAGCATGCTGGAATAACTGATACCAATTTTATGCACAGACTTGAGCGTTGCATTGAGGAGACTACAAGAATGTATGAAACTTTGCAAGCCTCGGTTGAGCGTAGATTGGTGTTTTCCAGATTGTCATTGCTTCGTGCGAAACGTACTGAATATTTGCAAACTCGCGTTGCGGGTGGCCTTCGTGCCGCTCCATATGCTATGTTTGTGACTGGAGGTAGTGGACTCGGAAAGTCGGATTTGACTGATATTTTGTATAAGGCAGCAGGTGCCTATAACGATATTGATGTTAGTCCTTCCCGAGTTTGCACTTACAATTCAGACGATAAGTACATGTCCAATTACAAGACCTATATGACCGTTCTTAAGTTCGATGATTTTAGTCAAACATCTTCAGATTTCATGCAAGTTGCACCTACTACAATGCTAGTTAAGGTGATTAACAACGTGCGTGAAACTGCTGTGATGGCTGATTTGTCGGACAAAGGAAAGGTTTCCATTGAGCCCAAATTCGTGACTGTGACTAGTAACGTAATGACACTGGATGCGGACATATATTCAAATTGTCCAGCTTCCGTGTTACGACGTGCTAATGTTCACATTCACCCTGTTGTGAAGCCTCAGTTTCGGAAGACCGATTCTTCTGCACTTGATCCTCGTAAAGTCAACGACTTTTATCGTGGAGAAGATGGTGTAGTGAGGCAACCTATGATTCCAGATTTGTGGGACATTACCATTTATGAATGCCTTGTGCCAGAATACAAGGTTGAAATGGCTGGTAATGACAATTTTGTGCGTAAACCTCAGACTGCTCGCTTTCGGGTGAAAGTAGTTGATGGCAAGCGCATGGAAGGACTTTCAGTTTTTGAAGTTATTAAGTACGTGAATGAGGATTCTCGCCAGCATTTTGCTGACCAGATGTGCCTTTTGGATCGTACCGAAAATTCAAAATTTGAATGTTGCCCCAAGTGTAGAATGCCTGCGCCACAGATGTGTGTGTGTTGTGAAGATGTTGAAGTTACTGAACAGGGTGCTGCAGAGCACATGTATAAGTACTTCACAACTTTGTCACAAACAGAATGGCGTAAGCGACAGGTAACGAATGAGGTTATGACCTCCTGGTCGTCGTTGATAGATTCACCTACCAAGAAATTGGCAGAGTGGTTTAGAGACTATTACTGGGAGAAGAAGGAGGATTCCGTGAGCTTTGGTCATTATCTTACATACACATTGCTTCATCGAAACCAAGACACTATGTATCGCATGGTTAAGGATTTCGAGAAGAGTAATTGGTGTAAGTTAGTGTCTTGGATGCCGGCAAGTTTTGTTAAGAATAAATATGTTTTTTCCTTGTTGCAGGAGGCACGTGTTACCACCTTGACCAATAATATTGAAAAAGAATTTCACAACAAGTGGTTCACTTTCAATAGTTGGAAATGGTGGTTAGCACGTAGTGCTGCTACAACAGGAGCTTTAGCATATTTGTCTGGCGATATTGCAGGTGTGTGGGCTGGTGCTTTGTTAGGATGTTCCATTGCTAGTTTTTGGTGTGACACGATTTCTCTCGCGAGTAAGAAATTGTGTATATACCAGACTGCAAAGGAAACACTGATGAAAGATCATGCTGATATGCCAACGGTATTCAAAGAAGTACGTGACACGAATGGAAAATATATTGCTGGTGCTGTAGCACTTGTGGCCGGATTGTATGCGGCTTACAAAGTGTGGCAGAACATTAATATTTCCACGGAGCAGGGAAACTTGGCTCCAACGACTGTTGCAGAAATTGAATCCAGAGACAAGGAGGAAAATCAATGGAAACAGGTTCAGGTTACACACCCGATGGGCGACATAATATACAGTGACGTAGCACATGGCAAGGATGCTGTGAAACGTAGTACTGTGTATATGCGCGTTGAAGGTTTGTATTCCGATGCTTTCATTGTTGATTCCAACACTATGATTGCCCCAGGACATGTCTTTCGTGAAGCTAAAAAGCGTAGCAAAGGCGAGCCTTTGAAGGTGGAATTTGTGAGATATGAGAAAGAGGTGTTTTCATCAACTTTTTCATGTGTCGTAGATGATACTTCGATGACTCGTGTTGCTGAACATGATTTATATGTTTTTGACTGTCCTTCGACAGGATCTTGGCGCGACATGGTACCAATGTTTCCAAAAGAGTTCCAAACGTCAACGGAACCATTCGAACTTTACTATCGCAATAGTAGAGGAGTGATTGATACGATGACAGGAAGAGCCAAATTTGAGAAACGTGTTACTAATGGAGCTCAGGACAGTGGTTTGTTTGCGTCGGCTACCCGGTATTTTTCCGGATGGAGCTATGATTTAAGCAAGCCAACTTTTGAAGGATTGTGTTGCTCTCCATTATTGATGGCCACAGCGCGCCAACCATGTATTGCTGGTTTCCACTTAGGTGGAAAGACCGCAAAAACATATGGTGTTGCTGCGTGTGTTTTACAAGATGAAATGCGCGAAGCCATTAAGACATTGAGAGAGAAGGGCATTGCAGTTCAAGCTGCTAGAGCTTCCTCGCATCACGAAACTTATGGTATTCAACATATCACTTCAACTGACATGCACCCTAAAAGCCCCGTCAACTTCATGAGTGGCGAGGGTAACATGGTTGTGTATGGACAGTGTAGTGGTAGGTCGACACCATCGAGTAAAGTGGAGCAAAGCTGTATTTCCAAGTATGTCGAAGAAATTTGTGGCGTGCCCAATAAGTGGGGGCCACCGAAATTTAAGGGACCTAACGGAGATCAAGCTTGGAAGCCTTGGCATGAATCATTGAAGTATTCGTCCAATCCATCTGCTGGTGTTCCACCGAAATTGCTTTTGCGTGCTAAACAGGATTATTTGGATCCGCTAGTTGCAGAATTGAATAGCAAGAAAAGTTATTACAAGACTGAAATTAGAAAGTTGACACGCGTGGAGGTAGTTTCTGGAGTACAAGGCAAACGATTTATTGATGCTATGGTCGCATCAACTAGTCGTGGATTTCCTTTGAGTGGTTCTAAAATGCAAGACATTGTATATTTGGAACCCAACGAGGAGCATGATTGTCCAAGAACGTTAAAGGACAAACATTGGGACGAGTATGATAGATTCATTGCTCGAGCTGAGAAGTTGGAACGTAGCAATTTACCGTTTAAGGCATGTTTGAAAGACGAACCTACACCTTTGGATAAGGATAAGGTACGCGTTTTTCAAGCTGCTTGTTTGACTCTCCAACTTGGGATTCGACAGTATTTTTTGCCCATAGCACGATTTTTATCTTTGCATCCGCTTAGATCAGAATGTGCTGTTGGCATTAATGCTCACGGACCCGAGATGGATCAGTTATTCAAGTATATACGCAAGAATGGGACCAAGCGCGGTTATGCGGGAGATTATTCGAAGTATGATCTCCGTATGCCTGCTCAACTCATTTACGCAGCTTTTGATGTGCTCATTTCTATTGCAAAACAGTTTCCCGAAAATTTTTCGGAAGCTGATTTGAATGTCATGAGGACTATTGCTACAGAAGTTGCAAATGCGTGTACTGCTTTCAATGGTGACTTTTTCCAATTCATTGG